TTCATGATTCATATTATTCTTCTATTATAGGTGGAAATGCTAATTTAATATCAGCATCAACATCATCAGTTGTTATTGGAGGATTTTATAATATTATAAATAATAACTCTATTGAATCAATAATTAATGGTGGTTATTATAATAATATTAATAATAACTCATATAGATCTTCTATTATAGGAGGTTATCATAACTCAATAGATAATTCAAGTAGATCATCTATTATAGGAGGACAGAATCTTACATTATCTGGATGTAGTGATATGGTATATGTTCCTAGTTTAAGAATAGATGTTGTTAATACAGATAATACATTACCTAATTTATTAGTTTTAGATACTGATGGGACTGTAAGAGTTAGAGATGTTAGTACTATAAGTGGTGGATCAGGTGGAGTTAGTGCAGATACATATGTAACAGGAGGGACTTATAATAAAGTTAATGGTATTGCTACCTTTACTAATAATACTGGAGGTACATTTAATGTAACTGGTATTACTGATGTTTATGTTACAGGACTTACATTTAATGTCGGCAATTATGATTTAACTGTTAGTAGAAATGATGGAATTGATTTTACACAAAATTTATCAATATTAGCATCCGATATTACAATAACAGGGGGAACATATAATTCATCAACAGGAACAGCTACCTTCACTAATAATACAGGTGGAACATTTAATGTAACTGGATTTTTAACAGGATTTACTGATGTGTATGTAAGTGGTGGTACTTTTAATAATAATAGCAAAATATTAACATTAAACAGAACTGATGGTAATAATGTTCTTATAACTGGTTTTACAGATGTTTATGTTACTGGTGGGACTTATGTAGCAGGGACTACAACTTTCACTAATAATACAGGTGGAACATTTAATGTAACTGGATACCTAACAGGAACTACCGACATATATACAACAGGAGCAACTTACTCAGGAACTACTTCCGTTAATCAAAATGCTTTTTTACAAAGAACAGATGGAATTAATGTACAAACAGATATTATAACTCCTTTCATTTCTGGAGATAGTGGAACTAGATCTATTCAAGCTCTGGGACATCAAAGTTATGTTGATGGTGATTATAGTCTTGTTTTAGGACCATCTAATGGTATTTTTAGTTCTGATACATCAAGTATAATAAATGGTAAAACTAATATAATACAATTTAATTCATATTCATCAATTATTAATGGTAGTAATAATATTATTAGTGGTAATACTGGAACTGGTAAATCAAATGGTAGAAGATCTAATTTTATTATTGGAGGTTCAACTAATATTATTACAAGTTCAGATACATCTAGTATTATTAGTTCAAGTGCTTCTACTATTACTAATTCAGTATTTTCAAATATAGCATTTGCTAAACATCAAGCATTAACAAATACTATAATATCAGCATCAACATCATCTAATATTATTGGCGGAGTTAAAAATTTTATAAATAATTCAACTTATTCAAATGTTGTTGGTGGGTATGGTAATCATTTATTTTGTAATATTAATGCAAGTATATTCGGTGGAGCTAATACATGTATTCAAAATACTATATCAAGTGTTATTATAGGTGGACAAAGTAATACAATTCAACAATCTTCTTTTGGAACAATAATAGGAGGATATGGTAATCATTCAACAGGATCTACTTATACATCTATTATAGGAGCAAGTTATAACTGTGCAACTTATAGTAATAATTCTTTATTAGGTGGTGGATATTGTAATGTAATTAATTTATCATGTGGATCAGCAATTATAGGAGGAAGAAATTTATCATTATCTTCTTGTAATAATATGGTATATGTTCCTCAGTTAAGAATATCTACTGCTACAACTAATAATAATTTAACTAATGTTCTTGTTCTGGATAGTGATGGAACTGTTAGAAATAGAACTTTGTCCTCTATTACAGGAGGATTAAGTACCGATACTTTTGTTACAGGATTTACATATAATAATGCTAATACATTAACGATAACTAATTCAACTGGTGGATCCCTTAGTGTGTTAGTTAATACAATGAAGGGTCTTACTGTTGATACAATAAGTGCAACAACATATTTAAATTTACCTATTGATATTAGAGTAACTGGAGGAACATACTCAGGAGGAACAGTTATATTTACAAACAATACAGGTGGAACATTTAATGTAAGTGGATTTATTAGCGGAGATACATTTGTTACTGGTGCTACATACAGTGGAACAACACCAAGTAATCAACATGCATTTATTAGCAGGAATGATGGAATAAATGTACAAACAGATATTATTACCCCTTTCATTTCTGGAGATAGTGGAACCAGATCCATTAAAGCTTTAGGTCATAGTGGATTAACTATATGTTCTGATTTTTCTTTTGGTGTTGGTGGAAATAACATAATAACTGGTGGTTCTTATTCATCAGTTATTGGTGGAACCAGAAATATTATTAGTGGTACTAACACAAATAATTCATTTATTATAGGTGGTGCTAGTAATTGTATAACATCTGAACATAACACTACTGAGGCATGTTCAAGTATTATTGGATCTAGATTATCTTATATATCTGATTCAAATGTATCTATTATTTTTGGATCTGCATGTTCAACTATATGTGATTCTATTGGTGTATCTATTGTATCATCATTATGTTCTAATATTAAAGGTAAAGTTAATACAACATCAGCTAATAGATCAAGTATTAATTCTTCTACATGTTCTAATTTAAATTATTCAATAAGATCATTTATGACTGCTACATATTGCAGCGCAATTATTGGTAATTCTGGATCTAGTGCTTCAAATAATGTTATTATTGGTGGTGGAAGAAATAATTTAAGCGGAGCAGGATTAACAAATAGTTCTTTATTAGGAGGAAATCAAAATACATTAATAAGTAGTGATAGATCAGCAATTATAGGAGGACAGAATCTTACATTATCAGCATGTTCTGATATGGTATATGTTCCTAGTTTAAGAATAAATTCAGCTACAACTAATAATAGTTTAACTAGTTTATTAGTACTGGATACTGATGGTACGGTAAGACAAAGAAATGTTAGTTCTCTAAGTGGTGGAACAAGTCCTTATATTACAGGGGCAACTTATTCAGGTACTACTTCAGTAAATCAAAATGCTTTCTTACAAAGAACAGATGGAATTAATGTTCAGACAGATATTATTACCCCTTTCATTTCTGGAGATAGTGGAACTAGATCTATTAAAGCACTGGGACATGGGAATACTGTAAATGGTAATTTTTCTTTTGCTCTTGGTAGTGGAAATACGTTATATTCAAATTATGGTTTAAATAGTGGAGGAAAAAATAATATTATATATAGTGGTAGTAATTATTCATCTATTATAAATGGATATAATAATATTGTTTCAGAAGGATCAAATAATTCTTCAATATTAGGAGGATATAATAATAGATTAAGTGGTACTACTTCGAGTAGTATTATAGGAAGTGTTTGTTCAACAGTAAGACAAGGCTCAAAATCAATAGCAGTTGGTGGAAATGCCACATACTTATTAAAAGCAACTGAATCTGCTATTATTGGTGGAGGACTTAATCAATTAGATACTACTTTAAATTCATTTATTGCTGGTGGAAATACTAATTTAATAACCGCAAGTAATTATTCATCTATTATAGGTGGTACTATTAATATTATTAATCAAGTATCAAATAATTCATCCATTATAGGTGGTAGTGGTAATACAATTAATCAAGGAGCAAGTAGTTCTATTATAGGAGGTTTATCAAATTCTATTTCAGGTAGTAATTCTTCATCAATATTAGGCGGAGCTCATAATATATTAGTTTATTCTAATAATGCAAATTTATTATCTTTTCAAAGCATAATAAATACATCTTCTTATTCATCTATTATAGGTGGTAATAATAATATTATTTTTAGTGGATATTCTAATAATATAAATGGAGGAATTTCAAATAGAATAAGTGGTGCATCAAATAATTCATCCATTATAGGTGGAAATAATAATACAATTAATCAAGGGTCAGATAATTCTACTATTATAGGTGGTAGTGGTAATACAAATAATAACAATAATTATTCATCAATTATTGGCGGAATTTTTAATGTTTTATCAGCATCATCAGAATCGATAATATTAGGTTCAAATGCTAGTTCAGCTATAACGGCAACATTATCATCAATATTAAATGGAAGAAATAACGTTATATGTACTACATCGTATGCAAGTATTATAAATGGTTCAAGTAATATAATTAATAGAGGTTGTTTTTCTTCTATTATAGGTGGTGGTGGTAATAATATTACACAAGGTTATAATTCATTTACAATTGATGGTACATCTAATATAATGGCATCTGTTTGCAGATCTGCTATTATTGGTGGATATAATAATGTAATTAGTGCTTCTACAAATAATTCATTTATTATAGGTGGGAATAATAATTTAATATCAGCATCAACTAGATCATCTATTATAGGAGGACAGAATCTTACATTATCAGCATGTTCTGATATGGTATATGTTCCTAGTTTAAGAATAAATTCAGCTACAACTAATAATAGTTTAACTGGATTATTAGTATTAGATACCGATGGAACTGTTAGACAAAGAGCAGTATCAACAATAGCAGGAACAAATTTTACAGGAATAACAACATTAAATTTTGATTCAGCAATAAGTGGCGAAACTAATTATACTACCACAGCAGTAACAAATAGTAATATAAATCAATATTCAAGTGTTATTATTAATATATCTGGATCAACAGATCACCCAACATTAGAAGATGCATTACTTGCTGGACTTACTTTTAATCAAACAGATATTGTTGACGGTGTTGGATTTAACTTGAATGCTTATAGTAGTAATGGTACATGGGGTATTTATAATGTAATTTACCGAATAATCAATTAAATTATTAATAAATGGATATTTATCTAAAAGAAATTAAAATAATAAAAAAATGAGTACAATAATTAAAGGTGGAACATCTAATATTTTAGCTGATGTTGATGCAAATAATAATTTAAAAGTTAATTTACCAACTATTTTATCAGCATCAGGATATAATTCTATTGTTGGTGAGGTTGATAATGGATCAATTACTGGTGAAAAATTAGTTAGACCTGTTGATGTTTCTCAGGATTATAGACTTAGAACTGGTATTGATAAAATACTATGGATGGATACATTTAGTCATGCTGTATTAAATAATAGTAAATATATTGGTGTAACATCAACAATGACCATAACTGTTGGTAGTGGCTTTTTAAATTTAAATGCAGGTAATGCCGTAGCATCAGGTAACGTTGCTAGAGTACAAACATTTAAAACATTCCCCTTATTTAATACATATCCATTATATATTGATTTTAAAGCGAAATTTTCTTTTGCACTTCAAGCTAATAGTGTTATTGAATTTGGGCTTGGTTTAGCTACTGGTGTTGCAACACCAACAGATGGTATATTTTTCAGAGCTGTTGGTGGACAATTAAATGGTGTTATTAATAATAATAGTGCTGAAACATCAATCACTAATATCCATACGCCTGTTGCTGGAGTAGTATATCATTATGCAATAATTATTGATCAAAATAAATGTAGTTTTTGGGTTAATGATGATATGATAGGGTATATTAATACACCTACTGGTTTAGGTGCCCCTTGTCAATCAAATTCATTACCATTATTAATAAGAAATTATAATAATGGCGCACCTGTTACTGCTGTTCAACTTAATATAGTTCAACTTGGTATTAGTCTTGGTGATATGGATAGTGGTAAGGATTGGAATACTGTTATGGTAACAAATGGACAATCATCAATAAATGCAACAGATGGAACAATAGCAGCAGCAGCAGGAACATATACAGCTAATATGGTAAATATTACTGCACCTGCATCAGCTACCTTATCTAACACAACAGCAGGATATGCTACTTTAGGAGGTCAATTTCAATTTGCTGCTGTTGGTTCATTAGAAACTGATTATGCTTTATTTGCTTATTTAAATCCTATTGCAACATCAGCCATACCTGGTAAAACACTTGTTATAACAGGTGTAAAAATAGATACATTTAATACTGTAGCTGCTGTTGCAACAACCCCAACAGTACTTCAATGGGCTATCGGTGTAGGCGGAACAGCAATAAGTTTATTAACTGCTGATTCTGTTACAACAGGTACTAGAGCAGCAAGAAGATTAGGGCTTGGAATACAAGCAATGCCTGTTGGTACTGCTGCAGGTGGTATGGCTGATAAAACAATTGATGTTAAATTTACATCTCCACTTATGGTTGAAGCTGGATCATATTGTCATATTATTTTAAAAATGCCAATATCCACAGCAACAGCAACAGAAATAATCAGGGGTTTAGTTGTAGTTAATGGATATTTTGAATAAATAAAATAATTATGAGTATAGTAATAAAAAGTGGGCATTCAATAAAAAATGCCGATGTTTATGCGAGTAATAATTTATATGTAAATTATCCAACAGCAACTACACAAACTGGATATTCTATAGTAACAATGGAAGCTGATGATGGATCTATTACAGGTACTAAAACAATCAGAGCGTTAAATATTTCAGAAGATTATAGAAGTAAGATAAATTTAGAGATGCCACTATGGAATGATAGTTTTGGTTATTCTATATTTAATAATTATAAATATCGTGGATCAGCAGTTACCCAAACTACTGTTTTATCTGGCGGATTTTTAACACTTAATGCAAATAATACTACCACATCAGGAACATCATCGATAGTACAAACATTTAAGACATTTACTTTAACTGATGAAGGACCATTATATGTTAATATAAAAGCTAAATTTTCAACAACATTACAAAATAATAGTGTTACTGAATTTGGACTTGGATTAATAACATCCACATCTGGAACTCCAACAGATGGTATATTTTTCAGAGCAACAGGTGGAACATTAACAGCAGTAGTAAATAAAGGTGGATATGAAACAGTAGCAACAAATGTCCAAGTTCCATTATCTGGAATAGTTTATGATTATTTATTAGCAATAAATGAAGATAACGTTGAATTTTGGATAAATGATGTTATTGTTACAAAAGTAACACCAGTATCAACAACTGGTTCAACATCTTTATCAAATGCATTACCATTATTATTAAGAAATTATAATACAGGAACAATATCATCAGCAATTAATTTTAATATAGCACAAGTTGATGTTTTATATGGTGATTTAAGTTCAGATAAAAATTATGGATTATCAAAAATATTAATGGGACAATCATCAATAAATGCACCAGATGGTACAGCATCAACAGCTAATATTATTAATTCTCTTAATCCATCAGTAACTGATCTTGCAAATACAACAGCAGGTTATACTACATTAGGTGGCGATTTTCAATTTACAGCTACAACTAGTGCTGAAACTGATTATATTTTATTTGCTTATTTAAATCCTGTTGCAACTTCTACTGTTCCTGGTAAAACACTTGTTATTAATAATGCATATATTAATACATATATGACAGGAGCAACAATAACAGGCACTCCAACTTTATTTCAATGGAGTATGGCTGTTGGTGGAACAGCTATTTCATTAACAGAACAAGATTCTGTTACAGCAGGTACTAGAGCACCAAGAAGATTTGGTTTAGGTATACAATCTTTTGCTTTATCCGCAACAACAGGATCAGCAGCAGATAGAACAATTATTTATGAAGCACCTGTACCTATAATGATTGAAGCTGGATCATATTGTCATATTATTTTAAAAGCACCTATTTCAACAGTGGCACCTTCATTAGTTTATAGAGGAGTTGTTGTTTTAAATGGATATTTTGAATAGTTAAAAATATTTCCAGAATTCTTTATCTTTATATAAATCAGTTAATTCTTTTCCTATAACTTCATTAGCATTAGATACGGATGATATTATATTACCTTCTTTTATTTTATGTAAATCATTACCCCAACCATAAGGTAAATCATTTTCATACACTATCTGTTTAATATTTTTATAGTCATGATTATAATATGGTTCATTTATAAATTCATATATTACTTTCATACTTTCTTTAGGATTAGCAGTAAAATACTCAAATGGAAGTAATTTTATCCTATTACCTAATCCTCTATCGAATGCGTCTTTTAAATTTAAGTAAGGTCTGCCTATAACCCCTTCATCTGACATCCACACTTCGCATCTTCCTTGAACAGTTTTCATTTTAGTATTTTTAAATTCAGAATGAATTTCCCCATCAGCTCTGTTCTTCCTAAAAAGTTTTTCAAAACTTGTTAAAATATCTTCAAAATTACGAACACAACAAATCATTTTAACTTCTTCCTTAGTTATTTTTTCAAGAAATTCAATATGATTTGTCCAACTTCTATTTTTATCAAATATTATTGTTTTATCAGTATTATGATATGATAATAATACAGAATTAATAACATTCCATTTATTTTGTCCTTCTGGATTCGTTTTATGTCCTTCAAAACTATCCCAGTTGTCTCTTAATTGAATTAATAAATCAGGTAATGATGATGTAGTTGTTGCATGAATTTTTGGATTCTGTAATAATAAATTACATAATAAAGTGGATCCACTTCTTGGTAATCCAGAGATATAATAAAATTTTTTCATTTTAAATTTTCTAAAACTATTTTAAATACATCATCTTCGGCATCACCTATTATAGTATTAATATTTTGTTTTTTCTTATTTAACATATCATATATAACCATTTCCATAGTATTTTCAAATAATGGATAAAATATATTTACATTATTTCTTTGACCTTTCCTATACGATCTATCTTCACACTGAAGGGCTAGATATGGAACAAATGGTAAATCATTCATAATTTCAACTTCAGCAGCAGTTAAAGTTATACCAACCCCACCTGCTTTCATATTAGAAATGAATATTTTTATTTTAGGATCATTTTGAAAATCATCAATACTTTTTTGTCTATCTTCATCTTTCATTTGTCCATGAAGTACAACGGATTGTTTACCAAAATATTCATGTAATTTCATTAATGGATCAGTAAAATTAGTAAATATAATAACTTTTTTATCTTGATCTAATGCATTTTCAGTTAATTCAATAGTATAAGGTATTTTTTCATTAGCTATAATCTGTCTTATTTTAACAATTTTATTTAATTGTATACTTAAACTTTTATCCTGATTTTCATCTAACCAATTAAGATACTCACCCATTTCTTGTTCATATTCAGCAGAATTCATTTTAAGATAAACTGGAGTTCTTATTTTTTCAGGTAAATCTAAAACATCTTCTTTTAATCTTCTTAAAACTTGGTGTTTTGTTTTTTCATGTAATTCTTCTAAATTAGATGCTCCATCGGTTTTCCATATTCTTTTTCTACCCATAAAAATTTGCTTACCATCGCAATATCTTCTTATATAATATATCCAATTATTAGCAACAGGATTACCAATAACTTTTAATAAATTATAATAATTTATTGGTCTAGATGTAACAGGTGTCCCAGTAAGTAACCAAACTTTATTTATTTTGGATAAAATATCACTGGTTAATTTAGTACGTTTAGATGTATTGGAAATTGCATGTGCCTCATCTATAATAGCTAAATCAAAATTTTCATCTATAAGAGTAGTTATGGGATTTTCTTTATCTAAAGAATGAAAATTTTTTAATATGTCATAATTTATTATTATATATTTTGCTGAATTCCATTTTTTACCATCTATTATAACAATATCATCTGATGGTGTATAATGTTCTATCTCTCTTTTCCAATTTAATTTTAAACTCTTTGGACACACAATTAATATCTTCTTAGCATTGGATTCAATTGAACCCATTACTGCTGTAGTTGTATTATGTGTTATAATAGCATGTTCTGTTACATATAAATGATCTGGTGCATCTACTTTAATACATACAGCTTCGCCATATTTTTCAAATTCTATTGACGTTATATATCTACTTACTTTATATTTTGTTGGTGGTTTATAGATATCAGCTTTTCTTTTTAATTTAAATGGATTAATATCATTAGGTAATTTTATACTTACATTATATGCCATTTTACATATAATTACTTTACCATCTTTTTTATATTTACCTTGTTTTTTACTTATTCTTGCTATACCACCAAGAGAATTAACTATTTCTACAACATCATCTATTAATTGTTTTGACACTGAACAATATTGCGCTATATTAGTTTTTTTAATTCTATTTTTTCTAAATCCTTTGGAAACAGTACCGTCAGTATCCATTAAACCTCTTAATAATTTTATTCTATCTTCAATAGATGAGTATTTGTAAATATCAGGTACAAATTTTTCATATGACCTTTTATGTTTTAATCCTAATTTAATAATAGATGGTAGAAGATAATTAAAAGAAGAATTTGTTATATTTTTATATATTTTTTTTTTATTGTGAGGAAATTCACCTATTAATTCTTCATAATCATTTTTATGTAAAGTAATAGTAATATCTTTTTCGCCTATACATCCATCACCCAAAATTATACCTAATAAATAAGGATCTATTGGTAATTTACCTTTATTTTTAAATTGTATTGGTTTAACTATTGGTATTCTCCATTTATTGTTATTATTTGATTCTTTATAATAAGTTTTAAATTTATAATCATATTTTTTACTATTATTAATCAATATTAAATTTTTATCTATCAATTGATTGGTTGTTAATGTTATATATTTATGAGTATTTCGTCTATTATCTCTATTATAAACACACCATAAGTGTTCTTCACCAACAAGTATAGAAGATTTATCATTAAATGATACTCTATATAATTTTTTTACTCCTTGCGGATAAACACCAATAACTTTAATTTTATTACCATCAGAACCTATAACATAATCACCAACAATTATATCCCCAATTCTTTTTCTTCCATATGGTGTAAATAATCTATTTTCTATATATTCTTCTTTACCTACTCCCATGTCATCTGCTAAAATAAATTTATTATTATTTAATAATTTTTGAATACCTAATTTTTGATGTTCCATAGGCATTCTATGTTCATACTTAGTATAATCTATTTCAAAAATTCTATCTTTTTTATCTGGTATAATCTGAGTTTTAGGAATCCAGAAATGACATAATGTTTCTCCACTATATCTTTTACCTAATATATGATATGCTTTATCACTTTCAGTTAATAGTTTTTCAACCCATATTTGATTCGGTATAACTGTAAGTAATAATTCTTCCATTATTTTTTTTCCAAAATATTCATCTATTTTTATATATTTTTTAGCAATTTTGGGTTTATATTCATGATTATTTATAATATATTCCGATTGATTCCTATTTAATGGAAAATTACGTTTATTAACTTTATATTGTAATTCATTAATATAATCATTAGTACCTTGATATTTTTCAAGAATATCAAGAGCTTTTTGTTCTGGTAACATATCCATACAGTATAAAATGTAATAAAAAAGTTGATATTTATCAAATACATGATAAACTTAACAAATATAGCTGATTCTCTTTTATTAGAAGAAAAAGGTGTATCATTTAAACCAAAGAAATTAAATTATTCATTTAAGGCCTTGGAACCATATGTTTCACATGAAACATTAGAAACTCATTACAATAAACATTATAAAAATTATATTAAAACATTAAATGATTTAATAAAAGACAAAAATGTACCATCTACAATTGAGAAATTAATCTCAAGAACAAAGAATTTTGATTATAAAATCAGATTTAATGCAGGTGGAGTTTTGAATCATGAAATATTATGGAATAGTTTATCAGATAAAAAAACAAAACCAGATGAAAAACTATTAGTTAAAATAAATAAACAATTTGGATCTTTATCTGAATTTAAAAAAAAGTTTACTGAGATAGGAAAACAAAAAATGGGATCTGGATGGATATGGTTGTTAATATCAAATAAAGGTAAATTAAAAATAGTAATGACTCCAAATCAGGATAACCCAATGATGAATATATTTCCACAAAAAGATTATTTGTCTGGAGAAATAAAAGAAAATATATATGGTCCAATGAACGGTAAAATATTATTTGGTTTAGATCTATGGGAGCATGCTTATTATCTTGATTATCGAAATGAAAAAGAAAAATATATTAACAATTTCTTTGATTATTTAAACTGGGATTTCGTAAATGAAAATTATATCAATTTCAAACGGAAATAATAATATTTATAATAAAAGAATAAAATGCCAATTATTGACGGGGAAATCAGGTCTAAATTATTTACGCAGCTAAAACATAGTCTTGGTGCTCCTATCCGTGGTGTTGAACTAGTTGATGAGCAACTTGATTCTTTATTGGAAATAAGTATTCAGGATTATTCACAATATGTAAATGATTGGTTAGTTGAAAACCAATGGTCTTCTTTATATGGACTTAATATAGATACTCAGGATGTTCAAAGAGCATTTATAACAAGAAGTTTAGATTATGAAACTTCATTTACATTTGCTTATTCAAAAATAGTCGGTTTACAAGCAGGTGGCAATTGGGAGATTAAAAAAGATTTTCTTACTTTAAGTGCAAATACACAAATATATCAAGTACCTGCAGGAAGAGAAATAAATGAAGTTTTATGGTTTAATCGTCCAGAAAGAGATCAAATTTATGCTGATCCTGTAACTGGAGGTTTTGGTGGATTCGGAGGAGGAGGTACAGGTGCTTATGGTGGATTTGCTCAATTCGGAGCTGGTTATGGTTCATATATGTTCCCTGCATTTGATGTTGTTCTTGCCATGCAGGATAGAACAATGAAGAACAGAGTTATTGGCTCTGATTTAACATATAAAATAACAGCAGGTCCAAATGGCACAAAATTTATCCATCTTATGCCTGTCCCTGGTGGAAATTATGATCTTGGGAATACAATGTTTAATCATGGTAAAGTATGGTATTGGTATTATGATACTGATAACAGAGATCAATGTTTAGCAGAGAATCCTGATGTTGTCAGATTGCCATCAGATGTTCCATTAGATAATTTAAAATGGGTTGATTTAAATACACCTGCTCAGACATGGGTTAGAAAATATTTCTTTGCCTCAGCTAAAGAAACTCTTGGATTAATCAGAGGTAAATACTCTGGTAATTTAAAAGTTCCTGATAGTGAAGCTGTAATGGATTATCAAATGCTTCTTACTCAAGGTAAAGATGATAAAATGAAATTGATTGAAGAATTAAATCAAAGATTGGAAAGATTGGGTTCATTAAAAATGTTAGAGAGAAAAGGTATGGAAGCTGAAAATCTTAATAAATCATTAAAATATAGACCGATGAATCCTGGTTCAATTTACATTATATAATATGTTCGTAACAAAAATAGATTATTCTAGACAACTTGTTCAGAATGCTGGCACTACGGCAACATTCAGTGGATCTACGTATATAAATCAAATATTAGTTGTTGGATTAGGCCATGTAGTAGGTTCAGCAGCAACTAACACGGTTATATTAGGTGGATCAGGAAATACTGCAACATCAATTAATACAGTTATATTAGCAACAACAGGAGTAACTGGTACTGTCGCTAACATGGTTTATGTTCCTGATATAACAATAAAAAATTTACCATCAGCAGCAGGTTTACAGACAAATTCAGCAGGTAAAGTAATATCTACTTCTGATGGAAGATTAAAAATAAATGTCAGATCTTTTAATAATGCATTAAATATTATTCAACAGTTAAAGCCTGTTAAATATGAATGGATACCTTCTGAACATATTGATGGCACAAGTATGGGTGTTATTGCTCAGGATTTAACTGATATTCTTCCAGAAGTAGTTAAAGGAACACCTGAAAGATTATCCGTTGATTATTATGGTTTAGTTGGACTTCTTATTCAGGGATTTAAAGAATTAAACGGTGATAATCAAATAAAAGAAATATCATCCGATTATAGTATTAGTGATGATGATAATATTTTAATAGTTAGTGGTACTAATGTTAATATGACATTAAATAAAAGTTTTAATAATAAAAAAATTAAGATAAAAACTTTTTCTGATATTAATATAAGATCAAATGATTGTACAATAGATAATGATTTTAATTTAACAAAATTAACTAAATCATCATGTATTGAATTAATTTTTTATAACGGTACTTGGATTATTCTTTCTTCAGATGGTAGTAAGAGTATCGTTGGTTGAGAACATATAATTTGAGTCAATTCCTACTTTATTCCAAAAAATATTTTCCTTTTCTTCCATTTTAAAAACATCTTCTTCTAGATCATCTTGTCCATCTGCTGATGTAGGTATACCACTAATTAATTCAGTTTGTTCTTTAGTATAATATTGTCTGTTATTAGGATCTTTAATTAATAAAGTATTTCTAATTTCTTCTTTAAAAACAATTAACAAAGGTGAAATACTTTCATTAAAATTTTTAATATATCTTGGTACATTATATTCACCTAACATATTAGGATTTACTTCTAATTCTCTAACATCAAGTTTATAACAATTTAAAATTATACCGTCACCTTTTTTCTGAACATCACCATGTGATGCAACTTTTCCATTATTAACATAATAAACTACATCACCTAAATCTGGTTCTATTCCATCCTTAATAAGTAATTCCATATGCGCCATTCTTGACATGCTATTACCTGCCTTATTTTTTTTACTTAATCTATTAATATAATCTTTAAGAGAAATATTAACTTTTGATTTATTGGCTAATTTTAATAATGGTATTTCTTTATTAAATAATTTATTTATTGTTTCATAGTAATATTCAATATAATCTGAGCCATTACCGTTCAATAACATTTTAAGTCCTTTATCAAAAAATTCTTCAATATACCCTGGAAGTCTGTCTGATTTAATTGTATTACCTGTTAATTTAACTTTACCATTATAATTTAATAAAGCATAATTCTTACGTGCAAGATTAATGGATGAAGGCCATTGTCCATCAATACTTAAACCCATTTCATTCCGTAAATAAATGTCATTAAATTCAGCAACAACAGCTTTTATTCCTTTATATTCTTTATCTTTTTCAGTTAATTCATTTAATCCTTGTCCAATATAAGTACACGATTCAATATCATCTGGAATAGTAAAATTAACACCATCTGTATCTAATACAAGCGGTTTAAATCCACGGTCCATAAAATATTTAATCATTTTTCTTAAATATTGTCTTCCAGTACATGTTATCATTTCACCTTTATCTATATCTCCCCATGGAAAAACATGTGGTGCTGATAGAGCACCAAACATAGAATTAATAAATATTTTTAATGGTAATTGTTTTCTATCATATGATTTAGATAAAATAGGATCAGATTTTTCAACTCTTGCTGTTTCATTCTTATAAAATATTCTAGTATCTCTAAAATATTTTAACATTCTTTTCATAACACCTGTTATATCTGAATCTGGGAATACATCATTAACTAATTGAATAGATGGATAAAGAGATGAAAAGTCAAATTTAACCACATTTTTATTATACCCTACACTAACAAGTCTTGATAACCCACCAGTAAATTCTCTTTTACTTTGTTTCTTTGGAATTGCTAAATTATTTTCATAACTCCATGACAACATTAACATTTTCCATAAACTAGCAGTACCCATAGTACTTACTCTTTCATAATCTGTTGGAATATTTTTTGCGAGAAGATATGCTGCTTGATTGAATTCTCTATCAACTTCAAAAGTTTCGTCCAGATCATCCATCAAATATCTTTTAACAATATATTTTCCATCAACTAATTTAAAATTATCACTGTATTGTTTTAATTCTTTTAGCTGCGCAATTAAACATTCAAAAGTTTTAGGTGCTTTATTTTTTAATCCAGATAATCCTGTCCCTATTCCTGCTTTTGGAAAAATAATTATTCTCCCTTCTAAAACTTTTAATTTAATAGCATCAATATCTTCTGTTATTAATTTACAATTATTTTCAAATTCATCATCAGTAAAAAAAGAATCATCTTCCATAGAAGGTTTCTTTTTAGTTCTTATACCAATAGTGTTGGGTTCACCTCTAATTTCTTTTGCTTGCCCACCATGACCTGAACGTTGCATATTATCACCAAAAATATACCATGTAGCTGGATTATTTTTAATATCTTCTCTTGTTATAAATTCTTTAAATATAATGTTTTGTTCTGGTTTCTTTGTTGTGTATCTACCATCAATATCATTAAAATAATACATTTCATCGGAAAAATATATTTTAGATATATTATCTCCTTTGATATAAACACGATTCTTTTTATTTGCTCCTATATATTTGGTAATATATTTAAGATTCCATGCTTTTATATCACTATTAATTGCTTTGGCACGTCTAACAGCATGTGCAACATCCACAACATTATAACCCCACAATTTAATCTGATTAAAATACTCTGATTTATTACCTAATTTTAAAACAGCTTTATCGTTTATTTTTATTGTCGTATCTGGATCCAAAGTTTTTATAACTTCAGAATAATCTATACCTAATATTTCAGCACGTTTTAATAAAAATGGCCAATCAAATGTTGATGAATTATATGCCATTATAACAGATGGTTTTAATTTATCAATTGTATTAAAAAATTCAATTATACCATTCCGTTCTTTTTCTTCATTATTACATTCAATTAATTTTTCATATCCTCTACTATCTTTTAACCCAATAAGAAATATAGTTCCTTTAGTTGGATCTAATGAAGTTGTTTCTAAGTCAAAACATAATTTATGAATTGATTCATAATCTTCATATCCTTTAAATAATCTTTTTTGTTTTTGAATTAAATATTGTTCTTTTATAGGAAGCATTATTGCTTCATCTGTTTTCCAAGGATCTATTCCACCGTCTTTAAAAAAATTAATTAAATTATTTAATGTTTTTGTTGTTTTAACAACATATTTTAATCCATTTTGTAATGAAATATTATTACCAGTATTTAATTTTTCAATTACTATACCGTGTTTGGATATTGCTTTTTTTTGTTCTTCTTTTGATCCGCCATAAAAATTAAGATTAGATAAATTACCTATAAAACAAAATGGGGTTAATTTATCTGATACAAGTAATTTTCCACTGATAGGATCATCTTTAATTTTTATTATAGATGATGTTTTATAATCATATTCTAAAGCTGTTATATATTTCTCGTCATCAAATCCTTCTAAGAATTTTTGGATATCTTGTTCCATCGGTATAATTCTAATAAATTTATACTATAAAGTCAAAAAAACTAAACAATAATTACAAGTATTTATTGTTAATGGAATTTTTCATACGAAAAGATAGTCTTTTACCTATACTTAAATTAAAATTAATTCAGGATGGTATAAATGATTTTAATGAATTTCATACCATGTTAGAAAATTCATCTATTTCATTTTCAATGAAAAATGAAAAAAATGGAATATTCAAGATATTAAACAAATCTGGTGGTATAGTAGCAAAAACTTCAATTGAACCAACAACACCTACTGAATACTACATCTATTATAGGTGGGATAGTGATGACATTGATGAATGTGGTAGATATATTGCCCAATTTAATATTAATTTTTTAGATGACTGCACTAATCTAATTGTTCCTTTAAGAGAACAATTATATATAACAATATCTGATAGTTTTGTTAATGGAAACTGTAATTGCTAAGTTGTTAAGAGAAGAATTATCTAATAAGATAAAAAATTATCTTATTGATAAAATTGATAAGAATTCTTATTATTCAGATGATGTAGTTGATGATATTAATTATATTAATTGTAATGATAAGAAAATAAATGAAGAAATTTTTTATCTTATTCAAGATGGTTATATTGGATATTCATTAAGATATTCATATTCTTATGGAAAAATGTTTTGTGAAAATTATGGAATAAGTATGGATGATTATATAAATTTAATAGAATATATTGTAGAAAATAATTTAGAATGTAATATAACAAATATTGATGTAATTGATGAAAATGATAACTATGAAAACTTTAATTAAAGAAGAAATAAGTAATCGTCTTGGTTTAGTTAAAATATTGACTAAATTACCATACATCGATTTTTTTATTATAGAAGATTTACTTGGTTATAGTACAGATAAAACAATGGAAGTTATTCAACTATTTCTTAATAACACAGAAGAATATTATTCTTATATTGATTTATCTGATAGTAATATTACATCACTAGGTAAACTCAGGTATGTTGGTGAAGGTTTAAATTTAAATAATTCTAAAATTCTATCTTTTGGTAATTTAGAATATGTTGGAGGTAATCTAGATATAAGAGAAACTGCTATTGAAGATTTAGGTAAACTAAGACGGGTTGTTGGTGATTTTAAAGTATATGGAACACCTCTTTGGTTTAAAAAAGGTACTAGAGATATAAAAAAACAAGTGGATATTGGTGGTAATCTTCATTCTTAAATACTTATAATAGATGAGTAATTTTATTCCAATTAATAGAGTTAATAAGTTTTTTTCAGATGATGATTTTTATTTAGAAAGATCCATGGGTGAGGAATATCTACATGGGGATTTAAATTTTACACTTGTTCTGTTTAGTGTTGATAAAAAAAATTCACAGACTGATGACATTTATGGTGAAAGTGGAAAAAATGAAATAAGATATAATACACCAGTTGAATTTAAAGGATTAGTTCAAATTGCTCCACCAGATAATACATCATATAAAGATAATTTAATTCAAAGATTAGAACCTGGTAATTTATTAATTAGCGTTTATATTCATCATTTAGAAGAACTTGGTATAGATATACAAGTTGGCGATTATGTAGGTTATTCTGAAACTGAAAAGAAATTTAAATATTACACTGTAGTTAATGATGGAAGAGTAACATCAGATAATAAACATACTATATTAGGTACAAGAGCTTATTATCGAACTATATTATGTACACCAACAAGTCCTAATGAATTTAATGGTGTTTGATCATTGGATTCTTAAAATGGGTTTGATCATAAATTTGATCTTTCTCATTTTTTGTTAACTTATCATAACTTGTACATTTTAATCCATTTACATCTAAACATAATTTTCTTTCTTTTTTATGATAATAATAATCAAAACCATTAATTTTAACTTTTTTAGGATGATTATGTAATTCTTCTCGTATCAGTTTATTGATTAAGTTCATATTTATAAATACATGATACCGAAGAAAGTTAAGAAAGATATCAACCCTTATCCTGGTCCTGAATTAAGTGACAGAAGAAAAGAATTGTCTCAATTTATATCTAAAGATGGGACATATCTACCAAAAAGTATATTACATGAAGATTTAGATAAAGGTATGCTTGATTTTGTTACCAATGAAATTTCCATAACTTCAGAAGGAGTAAAAGTTCCTGTTATTAATAAAATTTTAACTTTACAAAAATGGGCTGAATATACTACTACATGGCAATTTACAGATGATAATAAAAATGTAGATCCACCATTTATTGCTGTTATTCGTCATCCAGATCCAAAATACGGAACAAATCCTTCACTTCAATATACTATACCAAATAGAAAAAATAATTATATTTATTCAGTGATTCCAACATGGGATGGAACAAGAAAAGGTGCGGATGTGTATAAAATACCACAACCAGTTCCTATTGATATAACATATGATATTATAATAGTCGCTAATCGATTACGTGAGGTTAATCTTTTTAATAAAGAAATACTTCAGAAATTCAGTTCAAGACAAGCATACACTTTTGTTAAAGGACATTATATACCAATAGTTAATCAGGAAATAGTTGATGAATCTCAAAAAGATTTAGAAAAAAGAAAATTTTATTTAACAAAATATACTTTTCTTATGATGGGATTTCTTATTGATGAAGAAGAATTTGAAGTTACTCCAGCTATATCAAGAGAATTATTTTTTTTCGAAGTTGATTCAACAAAAAAAGTTAAAACAAAACCATTTAAGGAAATTATAAATAAAGATAAGGTTTATTTAAAAATAAATTTTGCAATAACTGCTAGTTCATCAACATATACATTTGAATACCCTGTTGATATAGATGTAGAATCAAAAGAAAATGTGTCATCTTATTCATTATCTGTTAATTCCATAGATACTACTTTACCCGTTTTAATTAATAAAAATGATACTTTAACAATAGATATTGTTAAATCATATAGCGGAACTTCATTTATTAATTTTGTAGGTAGGATTAAGATATAACTTTTGGTTTTTATTTGAATATTTATAAGAAAAACTAAATTTAACATGGCAAATGGTGCTAACCGTATTTTTGTAAGCCCTGGTGTCTACACATCAGAAAAAGATTTAACCTTTGTATCACAGAGCGTTGGTGTTACAACATTGGGCTTGGTTGGAGAAACAATTAAAGGACCCGCTTTTGAACCTATTTTTATAAATTCATATGATGAATTCACTACACTTTTTGGAGGATTAAGTCCAGAAAAATTTGTAGAAACTCAGATACCAAAATATGAGTTACCTTATATAGCAAAATCTTATTTAAGTCAATCAAATCAATTATTCGTCACAAGAGTATTAGGTTTATCAGGATATGATGCAGGACCTTCTTGGTCAATAACAACTGTTGGTAGTGTTAGTGGAAGTACTGTAGCTTCAACTGGTTCAGCTGGATTTACTGCACAATTTGCACTTTCTGGCGCAAATACGGCTTATATTTATACATCAACAACATTTACAACTGCTGATGAATATTTTAATGCTTTACCCGTTACTTTATATAATGATATTGATAAAACTATAAATTTACTTGATTCAACAACTTTACCAGATATTAGAACAGATGTTAAAACATTCTTTAATGATTATATAGCTAATGGACAATTTAATACAGTATTTTATTGGGGAGTTATTCCATCTGGAATAACAAATTCAATAACAGGAGCTGGTTATACCTTAGTAAGTGCCGATAACAGATTAAATTCAGATGGTACTAATCTTAACTCAGATATTAATGATCCATGGTATTATGGTTTATTTGATTATAATTCAACTACCGATAATTTTGTTGGACATTCATATATTTTATATGTAACTACTGGTGGAACAAGTAATTTAACACCAACTACTGTGGATTTAACAACATCAGGAACTAGTGGAACATCAATAGGTGTTTACAGTTATACTGGTTGTACAGGTACAAGTGGTTCATTTTCATCAGTAACTTATAGTAATATAAGTGGTGATAATAATATTGGTTATGTTACTTTAAATGTAGGAACTGCTTCTACTTATCCAACAACATTTGTCGGAGTTGATCCAACATTTGTATTTACAAGTAATTGTACATTTACAGGACAACAAACAAGTTTATATGTTGCATCAGCACCTATATCAATTAGTGGTGCATGTTTAACAGGATTCACTACAGCAACAACTTCTTTTTATACTGCAAGTTGTTTAAATACTATTGCTTATACAGGTATAACATCAGGTTCAGCAATAACTTGGACAGCAACACCAGAAACAACTTATCATGATCTAGTTGTTGCCACTTTACGATCAAGAGGACAATCTACATTGTCATCAGGAGGACCAGTTTATAATATTAGTGCTGATACAGGTTCAAATGTTGTATTTAATTGTAGTTCTTCAACATATTCTTCTGTTTTATCTAATCCATTTGCCACATTTGGAATAAATGTAACCACAGATTTAGGTAAATCATTCTTATTTGAAGCATCTATGAATTCTTCATCTAAAAATTTTATTTCTAAAGTATTTGGTAGAGCTCCATTTGATAAAGATGCAGCATCAACTCCATTATTTGTTGAGGAAGTTTATCCTAATTTGTTAAATCAAGCATATTTAAAAGGTGGAATAGCAGGATTAAATTGTGATTTCTTATCATTACCTGCTTCAAGATTTAATAATAGTTCATTATCATCTATTGGTTGGTATATGGAACAATATCAAACACCAAGAACACCATGGGTAGTATCTGAATTAAGAGGTACAAAAACATATAGATTATTTAAATTTATATTAATATCAGATGGTAATGGCGCAAACAGAGAAGTTAAAATTTCTGTAATGAATGTCAGTTTAGCTAATCAGGAATTTGATGTTGTAGTTAGAGATTTTTATGATACTGATGATAATCCTATTATTCTTGAAAAATTCACAAGATGTAGTATGGATCCTCAATTGAATACTTACATTGCTAAGAAAATAGGAACATGTGATGGTGAATATGAACTTAAATCAAGTTATGTTATGCTTTACATGGCAGAAGAACATCCAACTGATGCAGTTGCTTCTGGTTTTGAAGGTTATATATTTAGAAAATATACAGGGGCAAATAATCCTTTCCTTATGTATAAATTAAAATATGATTTAGCAGGTGAGGTTATTTATAATCCACCATTTACTACAACAGTATCGACAGATAATACAACTATAAGCTCTGGCGATAAAGTAAGAAAGGTTTTTCTTGGAATATCTGATACAGTGGGCTATGATGCTGATTTCTTTGAATATAAAGGACACGTTACTCCTGCTGATGTTTGTAATGACACATCAGGTAATGATTGGCCTATACTAACAAAAGGATTCCACTTAGATAGTGGAGCAACTGTTGTATTAGGTAGCCCAACATCACCATTAAGCGGACAATCTATATATGAAGTTGGTGAAGGTGACTTTACAACTGAACCAGATTATGGTAATCCTTATGATGACATCAGAGCTAGAAAGTTTACTTTCATGCCGTATGGTGGATTTGATGGATGGGATATATACAGAAAATACAGATCTAATGGCGATCAGTTTAAATTAGGTATGATTGGTTTCAGAAATGGCGCTTGTTCAACTAATTTTGCTTCTGGAACAGGTGATGGTTCATTTAAACAAATATCAACAGTTAAAGCTAATACTGACTATTATGCTTATCAGGATGGAATATTAACTTACGAAAACCCTGAAGCTGTTAATATAAATGTTTTTGCAACTCCAGGTATTGATTATGTTAATAACGGACAATTAGTTAATGATGCAATTGATATGATCGAAAATGACAGAGCTGACTCATTATATATTGTAACTACACCTGACTATAATTTATTAGTTCCTACATCAACAGATGTAACTAATAGAATTGAACCAGATGAAGCTGTTGATAATATTGATAACTCTGATATTGATAGTAACTATACCGCAACTTATTATCCATGGATTCAAATTAAAGATAGCGAAAATAATGTTCAGGTTTATCTTCCGTCTACTGGTGAAGTTGTTAAAAATATAGCTTTAACAGATAACATATCATTCCCATGGTTTGCTACCGCAGGTTATAACAGAGGTATTGTTAATGCAATTAAAGCAAGAAAAAAACTTACTTTAGATAATAGAGATACTTTATATAAAGGAAGATTAAATCCTATTGCTACATTCAGTGATGTTGGAACTGTTATATTTGGTAATAAAACATTACAAGTAAGACAATCTGCATTAGATAGAATAAATGTTAGACGATTATTGTTGCAAGCAAGAAAATTAATTTCTGCTGTTGCTGTAAGATTATTGTTCGAACAAAATGATCAACAAGTTAGAAATGAATTTTTGGATTTAGTTAATCCAATTTTGGATAGTATAAGAAGAGAAAGAGGATTAACCGATTTCAGAGTAGTTGTTAGTAATAATCCTGATGATATTGATCGTAATCAGTTAACAGCGAAAATATATCTTAAACCAACTAGATCACTCGAGTTTTTAATTGTGGATTTCATTATAACTCCAACAGGTGCATCATTTAGTGAATAACATTATTAATTATTAAAACACTAAGCACGGGACAATTACCGTGCTTTTTTATTTTATAATAAGCACTAATTGGGTTCATTATAAATATAATAAGTATTATTTGACTTTTTAAGTATTTATTATTAAATTATACATATGAATGAAAAAATATTAAATTTTATAACAAAAGCAAATATTGTTCATAACAACAAATATGATTATTCATTGGTGAATTATAAATCAACCAAAATAAAAGTTAAAATAATATGTCCATATCATGGTATGTTTGAACAAAAACCAGAAAAACACATAAATGAAAAACAAAATTGTCCAAAGTGTCGTGGATTTAATAAAACTAATGAAGAAATAATAAAAGAATATAAAGAAGTTCATGGTGACAGATATGATTATTCATTGGTGAATTATAAAAAAAGTTTATCTGTTGTTAAAATAATATGTCCAGAACATGGAGAATTCAGTATTTTATCAAAAGAACATTTATCAGGCAATGGATGTGCTAAATGTGCAGGAAAAAATAGAACTACAGATGATATTATAAATATTTTTAAAGAAGTTCATGGTGATAGATATGATTATTCATTAGTTGATTTTAAATTAAATACTGTAAGAGTTAAAATAATATGTCCAGAACATGGTATGTTTGAACAATTATTTGACGTTCATTCAAAAGGACATGGTTGCCCATTATGCGGAGGATTTTTTAAATATACTAAGGATGAATGGATTAATAAAGCAAATATAACCCACAATAATAAATATAATTATTCATTGGTTGACTATATAAATAGCAAATCAGAAGTTAAAATAATATGTCCAGAACATGGGGAATTTTACCAAATATCTGGATTACATTTAAGTGGTTGTGGATGCCCTAAATGTAAAGGCACAAAAAAAAGAAAGACATTAGAAAATTTTATAAATGAAGCTAATCTTACACATAATAACAAATATGATTATTCAGTTAGTGAATATGATAGTGCAAGATTAAAAGTTAAAATTATATGTCCAGAACATGGTATATTTGAACAACAAGCAGATAGTCATTTAAGAGGTTGTGGATGTCCTAAATGCAGTTTTTTATATACTAAAAAAGAACAAGAAATTAAAGATTTTTTAAAAACATTAAATGTTAATATAATTGAAAATGATAAATCCATTCTTAATGGTCTTGAACTTGATATATTTCTTCCTGATCATAATATAGCTATTGAATTTGATGGGTTATACTGGCATAATGAAATTTATAAAACAAGTAATTTTCATTTAAATAAAACTGAGTTAGCTTTAAAAAAAGGAATTACTCTTATTCATATATTTGAAGATGAATGGGATTTTAAACAAGATATTGTTAAATCAAGAATAAAGAATTTTTTAAAATTAACTGAAAATAAAATATATGGTAGAAAATGTGTTATTAAAGATGTTGATAGTAAAGAATGTGGTAAATTTTTAGATGATAATCATTTACAAGGTAATACAAACGGAAGTATAAGATATGGATTATATTATAATGATAACCTTGTATCAATTATGATGTTTAATAAACCCAGATTAGGCATCGGTAATAACAATGAATTAAATGTTTATGAATTAACTAGATTTTGTAATAAAATTAATTACTCTGTTATGGGATCAGCATCTAAATTATTAAATCATTTTATAAAAACACATAAACCAACTAAAATAATAAGTTATGCTGATAGAAGATGGAGCTCTGGTAATTTATACGAAACTCTTAATTTTAAAAATAAACATATTAACAACCCAAATTATTGGTATATTATAAGTTATAATAGAAAACATAGATTTGGATTCAGAAAACATATTCTAAAAAAAGAAGGATACGATACTGTTAATAAAACAGAACATCAGATAATGTTAGATAGAAAGATATATAGAATATATGATTGTGGTACTATCTGTTATGAACTAGTTATTACTTAATCTTAGTCCACTTAGCGTCATAACCGCATTCTGAAGCATAATATTTTGCCTGATCAACATTATAATGATAAGTTACATCACCATCTGGATGTAACAATACATATGCTTTACCATTCTTTTTATATTGGAAGGAATCAATATTAATCATTATTTTTAATTCTGTTTGTTCGGTATTTTTAATAAATTTACCGTCTTTATATCTTCCTTTACTATGTGTATTATTACATATACCTATATATTCTTCCCCAGTTATTCTGGTTTTTAATGATTTCATTGGTGTTTGCTTTATGAAGTTAAAATTAGGTTTTGAATCTATCTGACAACTTGAAAGAAGGAGGATGAACAGATATTTCATGTGAGTGGGGTTGGAATTGATTTTAAATATTTAGGGGAGTGAATTATATAATGTTTTTCAAGCGTTTGCGTTCCTGAATGACCTAAATTTTTTGCAGCAACAGTAAGTGGAACTTCATTTTCAATCCACCAAGTTCCTGTGAATCTTCTGATAGCGTGAACACCTAAATACTTTACACCACACTTTTTACAATTTGATTCTAAAAATCCTCTAATACTTTCTGGTGTATATGGATTGCCTTTAAATTGCCCTTCAAATAAAAACTTAACAGGTATATCATCCTTAAATTTATTCCAATATTCTTTAATTAAATCCCAAGCAAATTGGGATGGGTAAACAATGCGGTCTTTGTCACCTTTCCCTCCACGAATTAACATACTTCTTTCTTTTGAATTACAATCGGAAATCAGAATAGAGCAAGGTTCAGATACACGCAATCCACAATCAATTATCAAAGCTAATATTGCTTTCTGTTTTGGATTCTGAATAGTATGTAACACTTTCAAAATATCATCTTGTAAATAAACAGGTTGAACCTTTTGTTTTTTCTTTGGATATGGTAAGTCAGTCCAACTAATATTTTTATTCAGCACTTTGTTAAAAAGAAATCTAAGTAACACACAAATATTTTTGCGAGTATTATCATTCGTAAATGAAACAGCAAAATCTTGTATTTGTAATAAATCTACTTTTTCAGGTTCAGGAAAATGTTTTAAAATTAAATCAAGATTGGATCGATAAACAGTTAATGTATTTATACTTTTTGAACCTTGTAAACGCAGATAATTTAATAATCTTTTATGATAGTATTCATGTAGAGTTAAATTATTTTCCATTTTATAATTAATTGATTTTCATAACACCTTTTACAATCATTTATACGTAATTTAAAGTTTTTTGTTTCAAATCATCTTTATAAAATAAAACATTGGAAAGTACAACAAGGAACATATGCAGATATTCCAAATGAACCTGCTACTTGGTATGTAGATAGTCCATATTTTTCAGGTGGAAAATGGTATAGACATAGTAGTTTAAAATTAGATTTTAATCATCTTGGTGAATGGTCTAAATCTAGAGAAGGACAAGTTATTGTATGTGAAAATACAAAAGCTACGTGGCTTCCATTTGAACCATTAGTTAAATTAAAAGGACAGATGCATAAAACAATTGAAGCAATATATTATCAGATAGATGGTGAACAGGTGATGTTAAATCCAGTACCGTTACTGGATAAACTTCTTATTCTCCATACACAACAGCCCAACAACCAGTTTGTTTTTCTATTACATTACTGCCATAACCCATCTGGAAATCCCCGTCAACATATATTTTTCCTTCAACATGGTTTAATTTACCAAGAGATTTTATTTTTGTACCTTGAATATTTAAATGTCCACCAACAAATTCAAGATTACCTAAATTTCGTAAATCAGAATAATATAAATCTAAATTACCGCCAACATATTTTAATTTACCAAGAGATTTTATCTTAAGTCCTTCTAAATCTATTGATCCATCATATTTTTCAGTTGATTCAAGAAAATATTTTATTAAATCAACATTAAATCCATCATCATATCCTAATGTATCATGAAGTGATTCTAAACTAATATGCTTCATTTTAGTTAGACATTTCATCAATTTTTGCAATTTAATATTTTCCTTAATTAATTCTTTCAACATATCTTTAATAAATATATTAGATATTTATAGGAATATATAATAAATGGCACTTACTCAGACAGATAAATCCGAAATAGAACGTGTAATAAGAAAGGAATTAAAGGATTTCTTGAAAGATAACTCTTTTAATAACAAAATAACGGATGTTATTAAAAAAGAGCTAAAATCTGATGCACATGATGCCAGAGTAGCTAAAATATCAGCAGCAGTTCTTGAAAATTTATATAAAATACTTTGGTCAAAAAAGAGTTTCTGGGCTAATGAAATAAAAAATGTCAGAGTTTAATTGTTATGAAAATATTATTAACTGACTATCAATATAAGATATTAAATGAAGCAATCAGTAATATTAAAATAATAATAAAATATTTAAAGAAATTACGTAACAGATTTGATGATGAAACCCCTTTTTTTTATATAAAAAATTATCTTCAGGAAATAGGTGTACCAAAAGAAAAGATAATTGATCTTTATTTTGCATTTATTAACAACTATCGTGAAAATATAAAAGATTATGATACTATAACTAATCTTAATCTAGAACATATTAATTTATTATCTAAAATAAAAAACATTATAGACGGAACTGATCCAAATAAAATATTAACTCCTGATTTATTTAAAGGTGTAACTTATGAATATGATATAGAAAAAGATGCTATATTTTTTTATATGGAAGAAACAGAATATGCAAATAAATATTCTAATATGAATGGATATGAATGGGTATTAGCAAACGCTAATAATGGATCAAATAATTTCGATAGTGAGAATAGCGAGGAAGCAAGATATATAAGTGGTTGGTTCAGTAAAGAGTGTTATGATATTTTAGATAGAATTGAAAAAGTATTAGGTATAGAAGGAGTTTATGATTTTGATGATGAAGGAGTTTTTATTAATTTTTTAACAGAATATAAATTAGATTATAGTATAATTAGTAATTTTCTATATAATATTGGTTATGACAGAGCTGTAGAACAAGAAAAAGCAGCAAATGAATTGTTAAGTGAAATGAAATTTCCATTAATATGGTATGGTAGAGGTTATGCTATGGAAGTGAATTATGAAAAATTATATGATTATTTATTAGGACATCCTGTTATTATAGATTTTGCTGATTTATTATCTAATGATGATTTAAATGATAAAGTTGATGGTGATATAAATGTTATGGAAGCAAGATATGATAATTTTTCATCTGCTTCAACAGCAACAGATGAATTAGAAATTGATATACAAAAATTATATGATATAATAGAAGAAAATTTACCAAATTATATAAATCTATCTATGATAACTAAATTAGGATTTAGGGTAGATAAAGATAAAATGGAATATAAATATAAAAAAAATGGCTATTCTAAAATAATAACAATAAGTCAGATTAATCCATCAGAAGGAATTGCAGAAATGGAATATATTTACGGAGAACCCAATAACATTAATTTAACTGTATATAAAGGAAAGATTTTTTTAGATAATCTTTATAAATATGTTACACAATACGAAATGCCTGGTTTAAAATGACAACACCATCTATTATAATAAATGGAACAAATTATCCAGTTGAGTTAAAAACAACACATGAAGGTATAATGAAGGGAATGATGGGCAGAAGGGTTATGAACCGTCCTATGGTGTTCTTATTTCCTTATAGCGATGATAAGTCATTCTTCATGTTAAACTGTCTTATACCGCTTGATATAGTTTTTACAGATAATGGTAAGATAACAAAAATATATAGTAATTGTAAGCCATGTGATAAAGAACCCTGTAAAACATATACTGGGTATGCTAATATGGTTATTGAATTTAATGGGGGATTCTGCGAAGAAAACAATATAGAAGAAGGGCAGATATTAAAAATTAATTTAAGATAACAGCTTAGGACTGTTATGACCTCGGTCATATTATAAACCACTCAAAAGTATCGCTACCGATGAGTGGTTTTTTATTTTGGATTTCTTGTTTTCCAAAATTCAATAGCATCTATAAAATCAAAAAATTCATGTTTCTCATAAAATCTATGACCATTCTCTTCATATGCAAAATCATATACAATCCATTTATTATTTTCCTTTACTGGTCTTTGACAATCCATTTTATTAAATAGTAAGTACTCTCTTCGTAGTAGATCTTACGCATTTTAGGTATTAATCCAAGAAAAAATCCACGATCAGCCTTATCTGGTAAGGTGGAAGTAACAAAGGCCTGGTTCATAGTGGTAATTTTGGCTTCTGCTTCCCCTAATAGCTTTTTAAGATCATAAGCACCCTTTCTTATACCGATCAGATAATCAGCATTAGGTCTTCTTACATTAATAGTTTTATACTCAGCTATCTCAATACCTGTTTCAATTAAACGCATACAATGTAATAAATTTTTTCCATCCACGGACTGATTATGATTAGCAACATCAACATATCGTTGAACATTTCTTTTATTTAACCATTCCTGATACTCCAAATATTCTTTACAATGAATACTATAAGCATTCTTATTAAAGAATAACATAGCTTCTCTTATTGAATACTTAGGAATACTGGATAAGCATATATCATTTGCTTTTTCCATATCAGTTACAATACCTCTATATCCAATAGGTGTATACCTCGGATTAGTTATATCAATATCCATTACATGATCATAGAACAAACCATAACAATCAGTAAAGTGTGGAAGATTGAGTAATCCACAGTTTTCTTGTTTATAATTGTTATATTTTAACCATTGTTTAACAGGTAAGGTTTTAAAATCCTCTTGCTTCTCCATAACATAACAAAAATCAAGAATATCCTTTCTATTGATTCTTTCTTTCTCCCAGTTCATTTTCTTCTCAAGACCATTTGCCTTACTTATCTGACTCCATGAATAACCCCCATAAGAATGCTTACATGATTTAGATAATAGTTTTTCTTTATTAGCTATCAGCATATCCATAACAGGATGTTTATATAAAATACAATCTTCTGGTAAAAAGGCTAATTCTAACATAGTTGGATTTCCGCCACAAGCAAGATCTAAAAATCGGCGTAGTTCATAATAAACTTCATCTTTATTTATTGTCAGTTGTTCTCTATAACCATTATTAAGAACATCTTCAGGATCTTGCATGTAAATTCCTTTGACATCGAAATCAGAATTTTCTACATTAGTGCCGTATGCATGAGATCCAACAATTGCTTGAAATATACATCCATCAGGTATAGGACTATTTTTTCTTAGTTCTTCTCTTTCTTGTTCAGTTACCATATCAAAATTTTCTTACGATGCCAATCTAACTCCATTCTACGTAAAGCATCTAAAGGAGTTTCATTATCTTTCATTTCATAACTACATCCACCTTTCCAACCCCCACTTTTTTCACCTACTTCCTGATTAAAATCAATTTCAATAAATTTACTAACTTTAGCAAATAATTTTGTCCATTTAAGCCATTGTTGTCTCCATTCTCTTTCAGACAATCTAATTGTTGCCAATCTATTTTGAATTTCTCCTGAATATAGAATATAAACATATGGATGAGTTTCTTTCCATAGAATATTATCCCAACCTTCTAAATAAAATCGTTTTCTATTTTTCTTGGTTTCGTGTTCCCAAGTTCCATCTTTCCTGAGATTACTTGTTCTTACCCAATCTAATTGCCATGGCATATTAAATGTCCACCATTTATTTCCGCCATTATCATTTCCTTTACCTCCTCTGTGAATCCATAATGTTTTATTATGATATGCAATTCCATATTTAGGTGGGTCACATTCATCAGTGTACTTACTTTTAAATGGTAATTTTATTGTTAAATTACAATATAGAAAATGTAAATTAATTCTATGTCTTGGATCAAAATATCCACAGATTTCATAACTTATATCAAAATTCCAACCCCAATAAAAATTAAATGATTCACCATTATAACTCCATTTTTCTTTTACTTTATCCATTATTTAAATTGATTATCCAGATACTCGATAAGATATTTTGCATAAGCAGGTATCAATAAATGATCATGAAAAATAAATGACTCAACATCATCTGCTACAGCTTTATTATAAGCTAATTTTAATTCCTGCAATAATTCTTTTGTAAATTCCATGTTATTTATTTTTGTTTGTTTGTTTCATCAACCACTATTCGTTGATTGTTTAAAAACTCAGATATCTTATTTCTAGTAGAAATCAAGAATCTAAGGTACTTCTGTTTCATTTTGTTTTTAATTGACATTGGTTAATTATTAGTTTTTAAAAGTAAATCGGCTCTAAGGTTGAGTATTACCTTTTGAGATTTTCGAAGATGTGCTGCTAATTCATATTCTTGGCATCGTACTGCCCATATCTTTATTGATTCTAATTGATTTATCATATTAATAAGAACTGCTTCTTGTTTTTCTTTTTCTAATATATCCATACTATCCTTTTAATTTTTCTGCCATCATCATATTAAATTCATTCTTATAATCAAATTTTCCAAAATCTTTAAAATAGTGATAATTAAATTTGCATTGTCGGATAACGGACACTTGATCCGTCAGCTTCGGAATTAAAATCAGTTAGGTTAACACCTAAAGAAGATATGTTTTCTTTTAATAATTTAGATAATTCTTTAGCGTTAGCTAGAACCAGATCATAGTTCAGATTTAATAAGGTATCTTTTTCGGATGATAATTTTCTCATTACATTATGGGTTTGAATACTTTTTACGCCATAGTAAAATAAAAGTTACAATAAGTTTTTACTTATAACTAATAATTTCTTAGGGGATATTAAAACAGCTCCATTATTTATAGCTTTTTCGGATATAATTTTATTGGTTAAATCATAATGGGGATGACCTTTTCTAACACCCTCGTAATAATTCTTTTTTAATCCTATACTCTGTGCAAAATAATGAAGTTCATCTAGTGTATCAGCAACTAGATGAACTCCGTCTGTATAGCAGGACACTACTGGTTACTACTTATATTTTCAACCGTTATGTGTAATAATTTTTATTAGTATTTCAATTTAATTTTCTCGTTAATTAACCGCACCAGCAGGTAACACCACCTATACGCAAGTTTTGTGAAAAACAAAACCTGACGTATAGCTGTAACCGTTAGCGGTAATGTTACAAACCACACCGCTCAACCGACATATCAAAATAAGATTTCTCTTTTTCAATTCCAATATATCTTCTATTCATTTGTTTTGCCACTAATCCAGTAGTTCCATATCCAAAAAAACAATCTAAAATAATATCATTTTCTTTCGTAAACTTACTAATAAAGTGTTCAGCTACATCTGTTTTCATTACTGCCTTATGCTCTTTTGGCATACTTGAATTTACAGAAGTTGTAATAATATTTTTTGTATAAGTTGTATTTGATTTCAAACTTTCACTTCCTAATATCAAAAAGTATTCAACAGCATTTGTGATGTTTTTGCCACTTGCTGGCATCGGATTTGATTTTTCCCAAATATGAACATCAACAATATTTTTACTAAAATGACCAATCAATTTATAAACATCTTGGCGGTTGTAGTAATTAGCTTGAATATTATAAAATATATGCTTTTTTGTAACTCTTAAAAGTTCGGTAATAACATCAATATTTAGTTGAAGCCAATTTTCGTTTATATCTGTAAAATCAGAATATTTGTCATTTCTCTTTCTATTGTAAGGCGGAGAAGTAAAACTATAATCAACTGAATTTTCAAATAATTTAGGTAATACTTCCAAACAATCTGCGTGGAACAAAACACTACCGCTAACATCGGTTTTGCAATAGTGGGGCATTTGTGGTAAATTCATATTTAGTGCTTTTAATAAAGTTTAGTTGTGGGTTGAACACTTGTGCCTTGAAACCCCACCATCGCAAAGCCGAGAACCGTTATGCGTAATTTATCCGAATCCACTCCCAACATTCTGCTTCATTTGAAAATATGTTTTTATATGATTTATATGGGTTTCCATGTAACCAATTTTCAGTAACTAATCGTTTTTGTGGTTTAGGTGAAATTATTGTCCCACCAACATAAAAAACATATTTTCCTATTTCTACTTCCATTTTATCTGTTGTAATTAAACTACGCATAACAGCACATTTGTTAAATTAAAAATGGCATTTAGTTTGGTGCTTAAATTGAAATGTGAAGTAGCCATTTTTAACTTCACAAATCTGCAAACCGTTATACACAATACTACATTATACGTTCTAATCATCATTTTGTTTCAAAAACTTTTTAAAAATTTTCCTACTGTTTTAAATCTATAAACAATTCAAATACATTATCAAAACCACCACTATCCATTAATTTTTCTTGTGAAATCATACCTTCACTTTGTCCCATCGCCCAATCAACAATATGATTATATTCATCCTTTAATTTATATACATTACCACCTTTAAGTCTCGCATAATGTAACGCTTCATCTAATTCGTCAGTAACATATAAAAATCTTCCACCAAGAAAATTACCAGTACCACCATGTAACCACATCCCATAGTGTTCATTTTCCTCTTCATCATATTCTTCTTTAATGAATTGATTATAGTTCTTAACTTTATCAATCATTATTCTAATATCTTTACTCATAGTTTTTAGTTTATATATAAATATTTGGAATTAATTCTTCCACACACATTTTTAAAAAGCTTTTATTCGTATTCCAAACAAACATTTACCTAATTAAACCGTACTGTGTATAACAAGGTGTATAAGAAAGTTTGCTATTAGCAGTTGTGGTAAATTTGAAAGTTTCTACAAGCAAACCTTCTCATACACCCGACTGTTATACACAATACTACATCAGTGTTTCAATTATAGTTCTGTGTAAAAAACTTTTTAAAAATTTCCCCACTCTTGATATAAAACACAAGTTTGAAATTCAATTTCGTTTTTTTCTAAATCAATAACACAATTAAATAACTTCCACACATTTGTTTCATTACTTGGAATTACAAAAATTGAATCGTATTTTCCATCCATTAACTCATACTCATATTTTGATATTAAACTAATTTTAAATGGATTCCACTTTTGATAACCTGTTAAAGATTTTGAACCATCTTTATTTATTTTTTCCTCTAAGTAAATTGAAGGATTTTCTTCAAAACTTATTTGACATATAATGTCATTAATAATTAATTTTCCTGTTTTCATATTTTTTTATTTAATTTAATAAAATCATGTTTCAATTTTTCACCAAACATTTCTAATATTTTATCTTCACCATAAATCATCAACTCCGCTTGTGAGATTTCAACACACCAATCGAATGTAACCTTTTTAATTGGAATTAAATCTTCTGTAATAATGGTTGGTGATAATTCAAATTTGAAATCTCCATCAATCTGTAATTCACCGTTTTCAATTTTAATTTTTGGTGTTTGTGTTTTCATAATTTATTTTTTATAAAGTTACTAAAATTATTTTAATTAATCAATTTTTCAACCGCACATTTTTAAAAAGTTTTTATTCGTGTTTCAAACAAATGTTCTACCTAATTAAACCGTACTGTGTATAACAAGGTGTATAAGAAAGTTTGCTATTAGCAGTTGTGGTAAATTTGAAAGTTTCTACAAGCAAACCTTCTCATACACCCGACTGTTATTCAATAAAAAAATATTAAAACAAAAAGCCACCGCACTTCTTTGTTTTTTCAAAACAATAAAAGGTTTGGTTTGTGGATTTAATAGTTTCATCTTTTTTTTGTTTTAATATATCCTACTACGAAAGATATTTTATAAAGTTTCAGATTGATTCCATATATACTTCATATTACCACAATCATATATTCTATAAATTTCTCTATCCATCATAATGGATCGTTCTGTTTTATTTTTATTATAACCCTCTTTAATTAATATATCTTTTCTGAAATTATACCTGTGTTTACGGATATTTTTTATAATATACCAATAATTGGGTTTTGATGTATTAATATATTTAAATCCCATTTTTTTATAAACATTACCATTAAACCACCTTAAATCAGAATAAGTTGTAATTTTTATCGGATTAAATTTATTAATAAAAAACTTAAACATTTTATCAGACCCACCTATTATAGTATATCCTAATTTATTACATAATCTTAATAATTCATATTCTCCTTCTTTATTTTTAGAACCAAGAGATGTTCTCATTGACCCAAAAGACATTACTGATACTATATCATTGTTATAATAAAGACCAATTTTAATTTTGGCTGAAACATATCCTTGAATGTGATTTTTTTCAATAAATTCCTTATAATCTTTATTTGTTACAGATTTAACAATACATTTTCTTGCAAATATTTTATTATTATATCCTAATTTACTTGATATAATTGATTTACATATATCTTTATTATAAACCCATTCATCTTCAAATATATGTATAAGAGAATATCCATTTTTATTAGCAGCTAAAGTTTTATTTAAATGATAATTTTTATCAATAAATAATTCATTATGATAATATATTCCATTAAATTCGATAGCTAATTTTTTTTCTGGTAAAACTATATCCAGCTCTTTTCCACCTAATATCTTTCTGTCTTTTTTTATTATTTCATCTTTATATATAGACTTGATAAATTTATATAATTCTTTCTCATGTGATGACACAGATTTACCAAACATAGGATTACAATGTAAACAGATGGTATGTAATCTGTTCTTCCTTAATGTAAGTAATTCACACGATATTGTGTATTCTTTATTACAATCATTACATAACATTCTACATTCCCTGTCATCAGTTAATTCAATAAATTTATCTTTAAGTGATGATATAGTATTTTTAAATTTATTTAACTTATATTCTTTAGTTTTACTATAATGATCAACCCCATATTTTTTAATATTACCTTGTTTGGCTAATTCTTTCACGTTTGGTAATAAAAATGTATTACTTACACCGTATCGTTCTATGTTAGTATTTTTTATTTTAGTTATAATATCAGGTAATTGAGTAATATAATGTACTCCATACTTATCATATATTTTTTGTTTTATATAATCTTTATCTTTAAAAATATTATCAACCCCATATCTTTCTAAGGTTGTTTTTTTAATTTTTTCTGATATTATATTTTGATCTCTAGATAATAATACTTTATTAATATGATCTTTATTTTTATTTGTACAAGATAAAGAACAATATTTATTATATCCTTCTTTTAATGATCTACCGAATTTTATTTTATTAGGACAATTTTTACATATTGGTATGTCCTGTTTTTCATATATATAATGAAAAATTTTTTGTTTAAATGATACATCTTCTAAGGTATGCAGAATACTATAATTTATTATTTCATCATATAATAAAGGAAATTTTTTACTTAATATATTTGGATTGGTTTTCCATCCAGATTTGTTATTTTCGTTAATAAAGAAATTAATCAGATCATTTTTCAATTTTGGTATATTTATATATAATTCCTATAATGAGGAATATAATAATAAATACTTAAAAAATCAAAAAATAAATGGCTGATTTACTTTCACCGATGCCGATGCCCTACGAACCTAAAAGGAAAAACAGGTTCATATTCAGATTTCCTTCTTCTTTAGGGATAAACGAATGGTATGTTGAATCAGGTTCAAGACCTCATATTACTATTGGCCCAATAGAAATTCCATTTCTTAACACATCTACTTTCGTAGCAGGAAGATTCAATTGGAGTACTATAAATGTAACTTTCAGGGATCCTATCGGACCTTCTGCTTCACAAGCACTTATGGAATGGGTTAGATTACATGCAGAATCGGTAACTGGTAGAATGGGCTACGCATCGGGGTATAAACGAGATATTGACTTAGAAATGCTTGATCCAACAGGTGTTGTGGTTGAAAAATGGATATTACAAGGAACATTCTTAAGTGATGTTGACTTCCAAACATTGGGTTATTCTGATGATGCTTTAGCAGGTATCCAAGCAACATTGCGTATGGATAGATGCATTCTAGTATTCTAAGTAATTTGTAACTTTACATCTTATAAACAGTATAACAATACTGATGTTATCGTATTTTTTAGAAAATAATAAGTCTGGTTATAAATCTACTGAAAAGTGGTTATCTAAGAATAATACAGATTTACACACTAAGATTATAAATCATAGTAAAATTAACAATATTGATTCTATTCCTTTTAAAGAAAAAATATATCTATATTGCATTAATTTAACGTCACCACCTAAATGCTTAAATTGTTCTAATAAAACTAAATTTGTTGGTACTTTAAAAAAAGGTTATAATGAATTTTGCTCAGAAGATTGTTTTAATAGCTCAAAATATAATAAAGAAAGAGTTATTAAAGCAATGCAGGAAAAATATGGATTAAATAGTTATTCTAAAACAAAGGAATATGTAACTAAAGTTAAAAAAACTAAGGTAGAACGTTATGGTGATGAAAACTATAATAATTTTGAAAAAGCAAAAGCAACTAAAATAGAAAAATATAATGACGAATTTTATGTTAATACTGAAAAACAGAAACAATCTAATTTAGAAAAATATGGAACAGAAAATATAAGTAATTCAGAATATTTTAAAAATCTTATAAAACAGAACTTTTACGGATTATATCCAAATTTATCTTTTATTGATAAAGATTGTAGTGGATCAACTATGTCTATTTTTTGTGAAAAATGTAACAAAGTTTATAAAACAACTAAATCATTAATCAGATGCAGAACTGAATATAATTCTGAATTATGTACTAATTGCAATAAAAAAGGTGCTAAATTTATTTCTTCAGCAGAAATTGATATTGTTAATTTTCTTAATGATTTAGGTATAAGTAATATAATAACATCGGATAAAGAAATTTTAGATGGTAAGGAATTAGATATATTTCTTCCTGATCATAATATAGCTATTGAATTTGATGGGTTATATTATCACTCTAATTTATTTATTGATGATAAAAATTATCATTTAAATAAAACTATTGCTGCAGATAAGAAAGGAATAAGATTAATTCACATATTTGAGGATGAATGGATGCATAAAAAGGATATTGTTAAATCCAGATTGAAATCAATTATTGGTTTATCTGAACATAAGATATTTGCAAGAAAATGTTTTATAAAAGAACTAAATTCTTAGAATTTAGTTCTTTTGTTGATGAAAATCATATTCAAGGTAAAGTTAATACTACTATAAAATTGGGTTTATATTATAATGATAATCTTGTATCAGTTATTGGGTTTTCTAAAAAAAGAAATGGTATAGGACACAGTTATGATAACTATTATGAATTAGTTAGATTTTGTTCCAAATTAAACTATAATATTATAGGAGGATTCTCTAAACTACTCCAGTATTTTATTAAAAATAATAATCCAGGTAAAATAGTTACTTATGCTGATATTAGATGGTCTAATCTAAGAAATAATTTATATGAAAAGAATGGATTTATTTATTCTCATAAAACTACCCCAAATTACTGGTATATAAATCAAAATAAAAGGCATCATAGATTAAAATATACCAAATATAAACTTATCAAAGAAGGTTATGATAAAAATCAAACTGAGAATAATATTATGACTGAAAGAAAAATATACAGAATATATGATTGTGGGTCCCTAGTATATTCTACTGGTCCCTAGTACCAAATTCTTATATTTATTAATAATTAATTAAATACTTATAAACTGGGAATTCTAGAGGGGTCCCTAGAAGCTAATTTAATTAATTTAAAAAGTCAATAGCTATTGAAACTTATTTCTTTAATAAACGAGGTAACGTATGATAATCAACAACTTAAAAAAGATATAAAATATCTTAAGTTGATGTCTAAATACTTTACACCTAAATCAGAATATAAAGATGTTCAAAGTTATTTAGTAGAAAATTTAGGGTTATCAAAGGATAGAGTTTTAAAATTATGGTATCTATTTATTTCAAATTATAAAAAAAATCCAGAAGATTATAATAATTTAACTAAATTAGTTTATGTTGGTAATCCTTTTTATAATTTTATAAATAATCAAAAAATAAATGGATTAGATGATATTGATGATCAATTTATTGGAAATTATTTTAAGAAAAGATATAATAACATATCCATTGAACGTAATAATACTATTTTATTAACAATGTCATGTGAAGATTGGTATAATTACTGGTCTGGATTATCTGAAGATGATCAACATTGGTATATGATGGCATTATCCTCTGACAGATGGGAATTTTATAATGAAGTATCAGAATTAATCCCAAATATGGGAATTTATTTAACAGATGAAGCAATATTAAAATTAAAAGAATTAGTAGAGTTAACATTATCAAGTTTTTATATATTTTTATGTAATAATCCAAATGAATTAAGAAATAATAGAAATGGGGAAGTATATAATATGATAAAAGATGTTGCAGGAGAACCTAAAGCTAATGAAATAAGTGATATAATGATTAATGACATCAATTATGAATTGAGTGATCAAGGGTCGACACATACCATAGAATATTTTAATGAAAATAAAAAATATGGTGGATCAGAATCTTGTGAAATGTTATTAACATTAGATAATATTTTAGAAATAATAACAGATAATCCAGAAATTACATCTTTTTCTGATATGAAAGAAGCACATATAAATGGAGATGGTTATGAATTAGAAGGTGAATATACCGATAATTATGATATGGATATTGTTAGAAATGTTGTATCTAAGGAATTTATAAAAAATATAGATAAAATACTTGATGATATCGATTCAAATGAAAATTATACAGATACTAAAAATAATATTGATAGTATATTAAATGGACTTGGTTTTAAGAATTTTAAATTAGTTAAAAATGGAATAGAATACATTATTATTGATGTAGATATTAATGAATATAAAATTGATCTTGAGACAATTCAAGGTGATAGACGTAGAAGATATAGAATAAACCCTGATGATTTAACCAATTATGTTAATTCTCCATTACTTTTCAAAGAATCTAAATATTTATAGAAAATGAAAATACTTGTAACTGAACAACAATACGGATTAATTGTAGAACAAGGTAAAGTTGAACTTGCCCGTCAGCAATTTAAAGTTTTAGATGATAAGGTATATGATGACCTTGTTAAAAAAATTCTTAAATCAAAAGATAAACAATCATATACAGAAATTGAGAAATCAATTCTTATTAAAAAAATTGATTGGACTAATCCAGATACTAATGAAAGTGTAACAAACTTTAAATTAGAAGCAGTAAGGAATTCATTGTTTCTTAAAATGGTTGAAGCTGATCCAACAGAAAATAAGCAATATCTGTTATGGATTATGAGTTTAATGAAAAATTTAATAGCGCATAAAGATTTTGCAGAATTACAACGTTTTGCTTCTGAGGATTTGCCACAAGCAACCGATGCTATTTTAATTTTTGATAAACATACAAACCCAAGAAATCCAGAATTCAGCAGACAAACTAATCAGGATTTTTTAGGACTTAGAATACCAAAAGATATTAATATTAAAAATTATTCTTCAATTCCTTCTTTAGTTAAAGCTGTTAGTCCATTAAAACCAAAAGCTGATGAATCCAATATAGCAAGTGAAATTCGTAAGTATATTGAAATGAGTGAAATGGAGAAACTTTATGAGGACAGTAAATGGACTGTAGTAGCCCCTTTAACAAATAAGGCTTCTTGTGGTGTATTTGAAGAACATGCTTCATGGTGTACAAGAAGAAGCGGTAATACATACTTTGACAGTTATACTAATCAATTACGCCCAAATAAAGAAAAATCCAAGTTATATGTAATAATGGATAAGAATTTTATTCAGAATGGTGATAATAGTAATCTATATCAAATCCATTTTGAATCCAATCAACATAATGATGCAAATAATCATGGTATAGACTGGATTGAATTTTTAGATGCTAATGAAGGGTTAAAACAATTCTTTACTGATGAATTAATGAAATTAGTATCTGAATCCAAATCATTTAGTTTAAATGACAAATATGTTAAAGAATTAATTGAAATTACTAAATCAGTTGATACTATTATTAAAAATATTGACCCAAATATTGATAAATTAGATTTTTCTGGAATGCATATAACTCATCTTCCACCAGAAATTACTAAATTTACAAAATTAACAGCACTTGTATTAAAGAATTGTGGATTAACAGCATTACCTGACAATATAGGTGATTTAACAGAATTGGACTCACTCCTTGCACCAGGTAATAATATTAGCGTTATACCTGCAAGTATAGGTAATTTGAAGCGTTTAGAATTTATTAATCTTATTGGATCTAATATTAAAACAGCTCCAAATTCACTTAAACAATTAAATGGTGGTCAATTAATGGTTATTAATATTGGATCTACTTTGGATGATAAAATGAGGAAAAAACTACGAGAATTACTTCCAGATGTAGATATTAATTAGTTCTGTAAATATAATAGGTAGTTCCATCATACTCTATTGAATTTTCATTCTCATCAGTACCTAATTCAGATTCTCTTGAACCTTCTATGTTATTTTTAAGACAATCATCGTCATAACCATAATTTATACCAAGTGTTTTTAAATCATATCCCATTTCACCTTGCATAAAACCAACAAAATTTCTATCTAAAGAAGATTTATAATTATCATATAATTCATCTCTATAAGATTCTCTTCCAGATTCAACTAAATTATCATAAAAAGTATCTCTACCTTCTTGTTGTTGATTTAATCGTATAGTTTTTTCTTTTAATTCTTCTTCTAATTCATTTCTTTCAGTTATTCTGTCATCATCGGCAATAGCTTCTTCTAAATCAGAAATTTCTGATTCAAGATCTGATATTTCATTATCATAGTCATCTAATTCTTCTTGTTTATCACTTTGTTCTAATATATCATCATCATCCATTCCTTCAATACTACTATCCGCTAAATCAGCAGCTAATTCATGTTTTTCACCATCACTAGCATCTATACAATTTTCTAAAGTGGATGTACTAAACCATTCACTTGGATTATTTATCATATCATCTATAACTTCTTCATAAGCTGCATCTGCTTCTTCATCAGTACCAATAGAATATTCTTCTCTATCCATACTATATTGAGTTAATCCATGATTAGTATAATTTATTTCTTCTAATGTAAAATATGGTACTTCTAAAAATTTAGCTAATGCCATAATTTCGTCATCATCTGATATATCTGGTGATCTATCTATATTTTTATTTTTAAGAAACTCATGATCTTCATCATAATTTTTAAGAAATAAATTGGTTAATATTATTGATTTATCATAATCTAAATACAATTCATTTTTAAGATAACTGAATAATTCTGATCCATCTTCATTAGTATAACCTTTTTTAAGAAAAAAATTCATATATCTGAGTTCAATCTTTGTAAATTTAGATTTTACTGCTTCAGATAATATAGATAAAAGTTTCATGTTATGATAAATATCTTAAAAATTGTTATATTTATATATAATGAAATACAAAATAACTGAAAGTCAGCGTAAACGATTATTTGAACAAATTGATGATTCCGAAAATAGATTAAATAAGGATGAAAAAAATCTTGGCAAAAGTATAGGTGGGATGTTTCCTAAGAAAGACAAACCAATAGATGATTATGATGATATGGATGATGAGGAAGAAGAAATTGATCCGCAACCAGAATATAATGAGGATGAACCTTGGACAAGTTATGATGAAAAAGACAGAAAAAGATATGCAGTTACCATGGATTTTTATTTATGGGGTAAAAATGATGAAGATATTATAAAAAGAGCACAAATGATAGAACACGATATTGATCAAAAATATGATAATAGGATTAAAATAATTAATATTCATGAAATTCCATTTGCAACAGCACATTCAAGAGAAGTTAAAATAAGATAACTTTACTATAAAATATGATTTCTTATAATTATTATAAGAATGGAAAATCAATACATAGACCAATCAACACCAAATGTTCCGTTTGATGTTGTTAAACTTCCCTCTAAGGGAATTTTTTATCCTTCAAAAAAATCATCATTAAAAGTAGGATATCTTAATGCAGCAGATGAAAATATCTTAATGTCACCTAATTTAGTTAATAGTGGTGAATTAATGGATATTCTTTTAAGACATAAAATATTAGATAAAGATATAGATCCTAAATTATTATTGGAATGTGATAAACAAGCTGTATTTATATTTTTAAGAAATACGTCATTTGGACCTGAATATGAAATTACATTAAATGATCCAGGTACTGACAAAGAATTTTCACATATTATTAATTTAACAAGTGTACCTATTAAAGAATTTGATCTTATTCCTGATTCAAATGGTGAATTTGAATTTATGCTTCCAACAAGTAATAAACTTATTAAATTTAAATTTTTAACAACTGAAGATGAAATTGATATTGATAAAACTGTTGAAAGTTATCAAACAAAAGGAGTAAGGATTATACCTAGAGTTACTAAAAGATTAGAAAAACATATTAAAGAAGTTGATGGTAATAGAGATCTGTCTAAAATAGCTGAGTTTATTCAAACTATGCCATTAAATGATTCTAAAGAATTTAAAAAATATATTGAAAATAAAAAGCCAGGTCTTGAATTAAATTTTGAGGTCAAAGCACCATCAGGTAAAATGGTTCACGGGAGGTTGGGCTTTAATTTTAACTTTTTTCGCCCTTTCTTCGAAATATAAAGAAGCTCAATTGATGGAATTTTTATGGATTTCCAGATCCATACAAGGATTTACCTATTCTGATTTATTAAAAATGCCAGTATTTGAACGCAAGTTCTTTATTAATAAATTAATTGATGAACAAGAAAAGAAAAAATAGTCTATTTATATATAAAATAACTAAATGAGTTTTGTTACAGATGTTACAGATCTTGTGTCAAAAATAGCATCAAAAATAGCAGGAGCAGGTGGTATAACAAATATAGGTAAAGGTGCAGGTGATGCTGTAGGAAAGATAAGCGGTGGTGCATATGACTTAGCTATGGCACCAGCCAAAATCCCAAACGATTTCTTTCAGCGTTCCATGGGTAAAGGAAACTCAGGTAAAGGATTTAATCAGGCCGATATATCTAAAGAATTTGAAAATGCTGCTATAAAACTTGGTGTAGTTGGTGAAGAATCAAAAACATTAAGAGAAAATCTAAGATCAGCATATGAAGATGCTGTACTATTTGATAAAACATATACTGAGGTTGCTGAAACATTTAATAATATTAATGAAACATTAAAAGTTCAAACTCAATTAACTGAACATGGTTTAAATAGATTTTTAGCATTAGACAAAATTGGTGCATTGGATCCATATAATATGCTAACAGCAATTGAATCATTTAATACATTAGGTGTATCAATAGATGATACTGCGGATAAGGTTGAAGATATGCGTCAAAAAGCCACTAAAAGTGGTTTAAATATTAAAGCATATATAGAAACAGTAGTTAAAAATATTGATAAAGTTAATAAATTTGGATTTAAGAATGGTATAGATGGATTAGAAAAAATGGCAAAATTAACCCAGAAATTAAGACTTGATTTTGGATTTATTGATGGATTTGCTGAAAAATTATTTGATCCACAATCAGCCATTGAAGCAGCAGCAGGATTACAATTATTAGGTGGTGGATTCTCAGCATTAGCTGATCCTTTTACTTTAATGTATCAAGCAACTAATGATATGGAAGGACTTACTCAATCCATAGTTAAGGCTGCTTCTGCTTCAGTAACATTTAATAAACAAACTAATCAATTTCAAATATCTAAAACAGAAATGAGAAGATTGAGAGAGGTTGCAAAAGAAACAGGAATTAGTTATGATGATTTAAGTAAATCAGCTTTAAATTTTGCTAAATCACAAAAAGCATTATCTGAACTATCAGCTAATGTAAATTTTAATAAATTATCAGAAGAAGATAAAGATAAAATAACAACTTTATCCCAGATGAAAGATGGTGAATTTAAAGTTAAAGTAGGCCAAGATAAAGATAATAAGGATATATTCACAAAATTATCTGATTTAAGTGAAGAACAAATAAAGGACTTAAAAAAACAAGAAATAGTTGCACCAGAAGATATAGCAAAAAATACATTAACAGCAACAGAATCAATTAATGGATTTGTAGAAAGTATTGATTCAAAAATTAAAGGTAGAATTGCTGATGCAATAAATCCAAAATTAGTTAAAGGTGTTCAGATGTATGGCGAAGTTATTGAACCAATAGCTAAAGAAATTAAAGATCAGGAAAAAATAATTATTCAGAATATTCAGAAAGGATTAAATGTTGATTGGTTAAAAGCTGGTAGTAGTTTGTTCGATGGATTTGTAGCTGCTGGTAATAATTTTGGAATATTATGGGATAAAGTTAAGGATAATACTGTTAATGTTGGTAAATCAGTAATTGGAGTACAACCTGATGGTAAGAAAGAAGAAGGTGATCCAGTACAAAAAAGTAAAAGTTATGTTGTAGGAGAAAAAGGACCAGAATTATTTACGCCAACCCACAATGGTTTTGTTACAACAAATAATATGACTCAAAAATTGTTGGATAGAATGCAGGTATTAGAAAAAAATATAAATAATACAACAACAAATAATATAGTATCTGAAAATAAACAAAATAAAATGGATGTTAATATAAAAGGTAATATAACATTAAATGGACAGAATTTTAATGTAGAAAATTTATCATACATTGAAAAAACAAAATTGTTGTCATTTATATTTACTAATGGACAACCTAACGAGGTAGTAACCGCCTAATAATAACATATCATCTATTTATATTAGATGCCATCTTTTTCAAATATAAATAGTCAGATAGATTTAAACCAAATTGGTTTAGCGCATGTAAATATTAGTTCATTATCATTACAGGCAACACAATCAATAAGGAATTCTTTATTTACAAGAAATTTACAGCCACCACCATTATTCAGTAGTTTAAGTTTAAGAGATTTTGCTGTAATTGATCAACCTGGACTTATAGAAGCTAATGAATTTTTAACTGAATATAGTTTTATACATAATCAGTTTGGACCAAGAGGTGGGTATGACACACCTACTAACGTTATAACAATACCTAATAAAGCACAGGTAGGACTTTATATTGATTCATTTACATCAAAAAGTTATTCACCAATAGAAATAATAACAGGAGTTAATGCTGAGGGTTTATTATCAACACAATTCTTAGATGATAGCTTATTAGCACAATATGGTGCAATAGCATACAAATCTCAATTTGAAAATAGAATAGCTCAGGAACTTGAAAATAATACATTAGGTAGAATAAATTTAGATGCAACTGACCCAATAAGTTTTTTAAATGTATTAACTGGTAGAGAATCAATTATTGAAAGAAATTGGAGAATAACCCAACCAAAAAGTACAATAGGAACTGGTTTTGATTTAGTATCAAGATTAACTGGTGTATATGTCCCATTATCTATTATACCTGGAGATTATTTTGAAACAAAGGATTATCAAAAAGAAAAAAGTGGTGTAGGTAAAATATTTAGTGATGTATTAAACGGATTATCAACAGTATTACCATTAGGAGCTTTTTCTAAACCATTTGAAACAAATAATTCAAGTCAATTATTCATTGAATACTTAGGTGGAGGACAAAAATCTGTATTATTCAGATCATTATCATATAACAGATATTTGCCTGAATATGGTAATGTTGGATTAACTGGTCCTGGTAAATTTGCAGAAGATGCGGTTAATTTTGTTAAAGGTGCTGTTGGACTTAACCCACCAAAAGGTAATTCATATATTGGATCAGAAACTAGTAAACCTGATTATATTCAATCACCTATTGATGCAGTACCAACAGATTCAGAAGGTAATAAAATAAAATCACCAGTATATGGACCTGCTGAAGTAGCTAAAGAATTTGATACAGTAAATAATCAAACATTATGGTTAGATTATAACTTTGCATTATCACCTAAAGGTAGTCCATATATTGATACATCTAGTTTAGCAGGTGGATTTACTTGGGTGTCCAGTAAAACAAAAGATAATATAGGTAAACCACAAGGTAAAGGTGGAGATATTATTCCAGATAAAACAGAAAATGTTAAATCTGATCTAAGTCAAAACTTATCTGCCGATAAACAATTCAGAAATGGAAGTATACTTGATGTAACCCAAAAATTGATGGAGGCAACTCCAAAAGGTGGTAAAAGATTAGAACATGTAGGTAATGCTATAAATCAAATATCAAGAGTTTTTAATGATGGATATAAAGAATTAACAAAAGGATCTAGAGTTAAATCTTTTACAACACAAAATGGGGTTGAAGTTGGTAAAGAATATTGTAGAGTATGGACTAAAGATGTTCCTTATTCACAATATAACAGATTACAAAAATCCATACAAAATATAAGAAAAGAATCTTATTCTGTATTAGATAGTCCTCAGAATTTAAATATTGTTCCTTATGGTGATGATCAAGGGTCAACTAATATTAATAGAAATGGGGTTAATGGTAAAGGTAGTGTTAAAAAATATATGTTTTCTATTGAAAATTTAGCATGGAGATCATCTAAAGGACATGGATTAACATATGATGATTTACCTGTTTGTGAAAGAGGTCCAAATGGTGGAAGAATTATGTGGTTTCCACCTTATGATATAACAGTAACAGACAATAATACTGCTATCTGGAACACGACTGATTTTTTAGGTCGTCCTGAACCTATATATACATATATTAATACAATTAGAACTGGAACATTAAGTTTTAAAGTAGTGGTTGATCATCCATCTATATTAAATGTATTAGTTAGAAAAGAATGGAAAAATAGAACAGATGACGAGGTTAACCAGTTAGTTGATTCATTTTTTTCAGGTTGTAAAGAATATGATATTTTTGATTTAGCAAGAAAATATGAATTATTTACAATAGGAGAATTACAGACAGCTATTGATTTGGCTAACTCAAATGAGTTTACACAAACTACTGATCCGCAAACAATGACGGAAGAAATTAAAAGAGTAACTAGTGTACCTCAACAAACTGTACAAGCACCAACAACTAATTTTGATGTAGCAACCTATAACAGAAAATCACTTTATTTTCCGAATGATTTACCAACGTCTACTTCAGATGATTTCGAATCCATTAAAGCAGGTTACTATAATCAGAAACAATATTATATGAATCAATTTCCTGATGATTCAAATGAAGTAACAAGTCTCAGTGGATTTTTTGATCAGATCAATACTGATTATACAACATTATATGAATTCTTAGATAAATTATATGATGCATTAAATAATAATGCAGGATTGTTTACAATAATATTAAATACAACTGCTAGTTCACCACATAATAAAGCATATAATTTAGATCTAAGTCAAAAAAGAGGTGAAGTTATCCAACAATGGATATTGAATTATACTAAAGATGGTAAGACAATAAATGATGTTAGTAAAAATAATCTTATTATTGTTATATCACCATTAGGTGAAAATGTAGCTATGCCAGATGGTACATCATGCGATGTTGATTTACAAAACCAATATAAAGTTTATTCAGTACAAGCATCTAAGTGTTCACAAGTAAATTTTCAAATAAAATTTGAAGCTAATCCACCAGCAACGGAAACAAAAACCACAACAATAAATGGAACTACTACAAAAATAAAAGTTGAGGTTGGAAATAAAAGACGTGAAATAGCAAATAAATTATTGAGAGGACTTATATCAGAATGTTCATATTTTGATATGGTAAAAGATCAAAGTGAATTTGTTTATAATAGTATTAAAGAAAAATTAAAATTTTTCCATCCTGCTTTCCACGCAATAACACCAGAAGGACTTAATAGCAGACTTACATTCTTACAACAATGTTTAAGACCTGGTCCAACAATGCCAACTATAAATAATAATAGTAATCCTGGTAATGTATTACAAGATGCACCTAATACCGTATTTGGAGCTCCGCCTATTTGTGTATTAAGATTTGGTGATTTTTATAATACTAAAATTGCTATTGAAACAATGAATTTCACCTACGATGAAAATTTAATGGATCTTAATCCAGAAGGTATAGGGGTTCAACCGATGATTGCAACGGTAACTATGGGATTTAAATATATTGGTGGACAAGGTATAAAAGAACCAGTTGAGAAGTTACAAAATGCAGTATCGTTTAATTTCTTTGCTAATACTGAGATGTATGATGACAGAGCAACCCAAACGGTATTTGATACTGATCCTGATGAAAAAGATTTCTTAAGTAAATTATATGATAAAGTAGAATCTGAATTAGCTAATGAAAATTTACAAGGATCATATGAACCATTACAAGGTGGACAACCAATAGGTAATAATATGATACAGTTGGTTACATCAAGTGGAACAACTGGTGGATCTGGAACTATACAATATAATCAATTACTTGATGAAAATTTAACAGTAAGTGGGCAAAGATATTTTGAGGGAATTATATCAATGTTAGATAGTATCTATACAACTTATAATTATGGATTATTACAATATACATTAGCTAATCCATATAGAAGTTTCCAAGAAGGTAATTTCAGAATAAATAATGTAGATACAAGTGGTAAAATATTAGGTCAATTAAATAAAAATATATCTGATCAAATTTCTACATTAGGTACTACTTTGAAAACAGCAATAGAAAATGAACAAACATCTATTCAAAGTAATATATTAACGTATAATAATTTTAATTCAACTAAGCGTAAAAAATTAAAAAAATTATTAACAGATATTGTTACAGATCAGGTAACTGGTATAATTGATTTATTAAATCAGGAATTTAATAAAATTAATGAAATAGAATCTCAGTTAATATCATATAGTGATAGAATGAATGTTGTTCAGACAGGACATGATTTATATAAATCTAATAATACATTAATAGTAATGGAATTATCTGGAATAAGTCAAACTATTAATACAACCCTACCACCAAACAGTAAAGACGTACTAAGTCATGATTGGGAAATATTCACTAAATTTATAACTAACTATACTAATTCATTGCAAGGTATATCTATCTTTTTAAATCCTGATAGTCCTACTAATGCAGGTAGTGTAGATTTTAATAATGTAACTGATATACCACAATTTGAATTTATTCCTGGAACTCAATCAACATTTAATTATAATGATATAACAAATAATTTTAATAATTTTGGGTTAATAACAATAATAACTACTGGAGTTACAATTGATACTTTATACTTGGAATATATATTATTATCAAATATAATGGTATTAAGCGATGAATTAATATCGGTTAATGAAGATGTTAAATCTAAAAAAAGTAGTTTATTATGGGATAAATTAAGAGCCGAATTCAATGGATTAATTATACCTTCATTAGATCATGATTGGACAATAACAATATTAGATAATGAAAATAAATACTATACTGAAAATCTTAAAAAATATAAAGATTATGTAAGTAATAAACTTGTGCCATTAATATTATATGGTACAGAATCAAGAACATTAAATTATACAACAGTTGAAACCAATAATTCTGATATTTGGGTTAATGAATATTTATTATTATCACCAGAAATAGGACCAACCCAAGGAATATTAATAGATTCGACTAAATTCAATTTTAAAAAGATTCAATAAATGCAATATTATAACAGATATCAAAAATTCTTAGTAAACGGTGAACAGACAACTGTTCCATTTGTTGCAATTCCTCAAAAGATAACAGATAAAAGAGTATTATTTAAACAAG